CGTTCACGTAATTTCTCAACAGAATCTAATGCAGATTTTTGTTTAGCAGGATCACGACGAGCACCATAAGCAGCAGCATCAGCCATCGTATTCTGAATCTGTTGCTCTAGCATGGCTATCTCTGAATTACCTTGCGCTCCTTGTGTTGGCAATGCAGCACCTTCAACTTGACCACCTTGAGCCGGAGGAGCTTGAGTACCAAACATAGATTGTCTAGTAGCTTCACGCTCTCTCTGGAACGCCTTCTGTTGTGCGTATTCTTTAATAGCATCAGCAGGGTTACTACGAATGTATGCAATAGCTAGTGGATCATTAGCAATAGCTGGGTCATTTAGCATATTGGTAATAGATTGTTGCGTAGCTGTATTTTGCTGCATTTGCAATTTTATTTGAGCTAACTTCTGAGCATTAACCATTTGCTCAATACCACCTTGATACGCTTGACCTGATGCTCCATAACCAGCACCTAAAGCAGACAATATATTCTGTGTAGCAGAGCGTCTAGGACCTTGTGATCCCATGCCTTGAGCAATAGCCGCAGCAGTCCCTAATAGACCAGCAATGTTAGATCGTTTAGATAATGCAGCCGCATCTTGTGGTTCCAAAAGACCAGCATAGTTAGAGTTTTCTACGCCAAATATATTAATATTCGCTGGATTTAGGTAACTTAAATAATCAGAAATTGCCATATTTCACCTATAGCAAAGAAATTGGTTGTTGAGCATACTGATTTTGTTGGTTAGCGCGACCTTGTGGGTTTAATAGGCTCATGTAATCCACTGGGTTAAATTGACCACGTCGAATCTGACCTACTGGAGCGTATGGCATAGGCTGATCTGGCTGCATTAAGTCTTTAGCTAAACCAAAACCAATCTGTGACGTTACAGGATTATCATTCATAAACGTATTAACACCACCTAAAGCATCCTTAACTCCCATTACACCACCACCAAGTTGTTGCATAAATGTAGGAGCAGTAGCAAGGGCATTACCAGCATATCCAGCACCACTACCCATAATTCCTTCAGCAGCAGTCAAAGGAGCACCAGTAAATCCACTAGCAAATGATCCACCAAGACCGCCAGTAGCACCACCAATTAATGCGCCTGTAAGTGGGTTTCCACCTTTAGCAGCAGAAATACCACCACCAAGAGCAGCACCAATTAACATAGGTTCCATTCCGCTCATTATTTGCCTCCTGTTGGCGTAGCTGTCTGTGTAGTCTGACTTCCTTGAGGAACATTAGAAAACAACTGAGCATAATTCTGTAAATTAATATTTGGCAAGTTTTGGTTATAGTTCCAACGATCCATATCAGCTTGCAGCTTAGTCCTGTCGTAACCTTCGCCAATCTGACCAATTTTTAATAGCTTATCAATATCCATATAATCAGCATTAGCCATAGGAACAGCATATTGAGATGCAGCAACTTGACGAGCACGTTCAGCCTCAGCAGAGTTATAAGCCATACGATTACCAGCTTCAGCTAGGTTTCTAGCAAATATATCCTGAGCTAAACCTTCTTGTTGACCTTGAGCAGCAGAACCGTAACGACCAGCAGAAGAAGCAGCAGAATTTAAAGCCTGAATGTTCTTTGTGTAGTCAACACCAGCCTGACGATTAACACCTTCTAAAGCACCAGCTAGGAATGGATTAACGCCTCGTCCTGCGATTGTATCTAGCGTCTCCTGCTGTGCAGCCTTAATAAGTGGAGAGCCGCCTAAAGCACGTTCCCTAGCCATTTGTAGCGATTGCTGAGTAGCCTCTGAAGGAGAGATATAGTTCTGACCTTCAAAGTATTTAGGACCGCCACCTTGATAGAGTCTCTGACCTTCTTTTAAAGCAAAATCTACGTACTTAGCTATACGAGGATCAATGCTCGCAGTTGTTGTGCTTGTTTGACTTCCGCCGCCACCACTCATATCACACCTCACAAATCCATTGTCGTGGACGGAATCCGTAACTAGCCGCCCTCTTATTCCAACCGCGCCTATGACTAGAAAATGTTATGTATTTAACCTTAGCATCTGCCGCCATGCCTTTTATGTATTTTAAGGCATTTCCGACAATATCATAACTATTTTCTAACGAATAAGCAGCCCATAAGTGCATTGTTTCACCTTGTGGCTGTAAAACAAAGAATCCAGCATAGTGGTTGTTCTCTATCAGCACAAATAACAGACTTTTTTGGTTAAAACAGTCCGTATATACGTCCTCAATAATCCAGTTTTCTGGACTCTTGGTTTTAATCTTCTCTAAGCCAGTCTTAACACTAGCCCACCAGTTACGCAGTTCCTGTGGATTAATATATCTGTATTCCATTAACCCACCACAATGTAGCCATATTTTTTATCAGTAATCACGTTAGCAGAATGAGTTATCGTAGCAGTTCCCTGAGTCCTATTGCTAATATACGTAGTAGATAAGACAGAAGCTGCATTCGCTGTTAATGGTGTAAGCAGAATAATGCTATCGTATCCTATACGCTCATTATTAATAGTTGTAGTAGTTGCACCAGCTACAGCCAAAGTAACAGTACCAGTATTATTCGTCTTGCCATCCATAATGCCACGGACAACATCAGCAACCACACGATTGTCAGCACCAGAAATAGGTAATGTATTAAATACAGTCATCGGTTACCTTGAGGAACTATCTCTATTTCAGTAGCCACAGCAGTTTTCCATGATGTACTAGATGTACTCATCTTGACTCTATGATAACGACCAGCAGAACGCAATGGTACTCCACCCTCGCTATTAGCCGTTACTGGTGAGCTGAATGTAATACTATCCGTTAGTAATTCACGACTAGCAACCGCTATGGAACCAACTCCATTATCAATAACTGGTCTAGCAAATGTGATAACAGACCTGCCAACATCTATATCACCTGACGTTATAGCAGCAGACTTAAACTGACCAGAGAAAGAAACAATCTTTTGACCAGTAACACCCATAAATATAAGTATTCCACCAGCCCAAACACGTGAATCTAGCGGTATTTCTTCTGATGTAATATCAAGATTAGGTAATGTTATTGTGCAGTTTGAGCTAGTAATAGTTGCACTTGCAACAGCTTGGAATGTAAACGAATTAGCATTAACTTTAGTTACTTGGAATGTTCCATCTACTCCAGCACCAGTAGTTGCATCAAACCTCATTTGACCATTAGTCTCTAATCCATGATCTGTTACATTAACAGTAACAGTAAAGCCACTTTGTGTGTATGTTCCAGTTTTAGTAGTATCAAAAAAGTAAATATCAAGTTGTTCAAGTGTGGCACTAGGTGTCAAACCATACGCAACTGACGTAGCTGTAGTATCTGCATAACTCCAACGACCTAAATCAATGGAATACAGTAATAAATAACGACTACCAAACGTATTTTTAAAGTTCCATGCTATTAATTTACGCACTGGATCAACAGTACAACTCATTGATGTACGTATTTCACTAGGAATAACATTATCAAAGAACCAACGGTTTACTTTTTCAGCGCCAATACTCTTAACGGTCTGTCCATCACACGCATAAAAACCGTCATCCGATAAGAAGTATGTAATACCACCAAATTGAGCAATAGAACCGTTAGTAGAGCAACCTAATGTACGTGAAATAGCATCAAACTGGAAGAAAAATGGAGAACCTACGTAAGTCATACGATAGATAGCACGTTCCATAAAGATTAAGCCAGTTTCACCACCTGTTAAACCTGTAATGTCTCCACCATCAGGAAGAATCTGTGTATCTGATTGACTAGCTGAACTAGGAGTCCAATCTGTCTCATCATTAATATCAGACCAATATACCTTGTTATTGTTACTTCCATCATCAGCAGCTACAACAAAGTCACGAACAACAGTTACATATTTAGTAGTAGGAGCAGCAGCAGCCAAATCAGCAAAAGACGATCCACCAGCCATATCGTAGGCTTGTAATTTATTTACACCATTGGCAATAATCATCTTAGAGCCAAACTGAGTCACATCCCATGATGGTGGATTGCCAGCCGTATAGGTAGTGCTTACAGAATCTAAGTTGGTATTGTTGGAGTTGTACTTATAAACCTGAGTAGCACCAGCAGCAAATAGGTTTGTCACTCCTGCATATTTACCAGCAAATGTAATTAACAAGTCTTGAGCCGCATTAGCAGAGTAGTCAGCCTCTTGCCGAAACGGAGCATAGCCATTCGTTACAGGATAGCAATTGAAAGCATCCGTAACCGCACCTGTTACGCTAGGCTGATCTGGTAGCCACTCTCCGAATATAATCTTTTGCTTTGCCATATTTTCTAATCAATAAGTTAGTTAGAAGTCATGTTTATTTGATCTGTAGCACTTATTTGAGTTTCTTTTATTATGTCCAAATTAACCCATCGTTCCTGCGTTTGGTTCCACGACCAATTACCTTCTGGCTTAGGATCACGTATAACCCAGCTAGGTGGATACCACCATACTACCTCTTTACCCTCAGGAGCTTCAGGAGCGTCAGGAACTTCAATCCATCCTTCAGTTCCATCAGTCTCAGGTTTAGGAATTGACCCATTTTTAGAGTAAAGCATATATTACCTATTGAAGTAGAAAGGCAGTAGTTGGAGGCGTAAAGTTTGCTGTGTAACGAGCAACTCCTTTAGTAATGCGAAATTCATCTAAGTAACCATCAAAAAAATAACGAGCTGTTGTTACTGTTGCCCAGTATGCCCCAATAAATATTGGATCATTGGTAGAAAATGCTGTTTGAGAACTTGTGCCAACAGTAGTAGTTCCTGTAGATGTACCATTTACATAACAAGTTACTACTGTGCTATTTCTAACTATTGCAATGTGTGTCCATGTATTTACGGATGGCAATGAACCTAAAGAAGTTACTGATGTTACAACTCCAGCTTGATAAAAACTTATGCCAGCAGTAGTACTAAAAAGATGAATTGCCCAGCCCCTAGCAGCAGCACCAGCAAGTGATGGTCCTACACAAACAACTGTACTATTTGCTGTTGGAGTTGTGTTCATGTATAACCAAAATTCAATTGTGTAATTTCCATTTCCAAAATTATTATCAATAATTACATTTGGTGATTGACTAAATAAATAATCACCAGTTCCATCAAATGACATTGACGTAGTTCCAAACTTAGTTTGTGTGGTACTTACCTGTGCATTACCATTAGTTTCAAAATCATTTTTAGCCGCAGAATCGTAAATACCAGCGTTAGTATAGTTGAGCAATAATGATGGGCTATTAGACGTTGATGGGGGAGCTGTTGGAATACTAGGTGTTAAAGCAGAACCTTTTATATATTCAAACCCTGAAATATATCCATTAAAAGTGTTTGCATTACTTCTATCTGCTCCAATTTTTAAAGCGTTAGTTTGATTAAAGTTAGTTGCTGACGTTCCAGTTGCAGATGAAACTGCATTTATATATAAAACAGTTTGGTTTGTACCAGTACCAGACCTAACTACTGAAACGTATGTCCATGCTCCAGCAGGTATTGTTGTTGTACTTGTTATGCTGGTAGAAGTATCAGTAAATACTAATTGGTTTGAAGCATTTATTTGAAATACCCAACCTGTAGGAGTTGATGAGCCTTTTGCAGTAATAGTATGAACTGATCCAACTACATTTCTGTAAACCCAACAATTAATCGTAAACGTACCAGAACCAAATTGTAATGGTGCAGCATCAAGTATATCTAAATAATCTGCTGATCCATCAAAATACCCACTACCACCTACTACGCTAGTGCTATATGCAGAAGTAGGAGCAAATGGCGATAATACTTGGACTGATGGTGTGCCAGTGACAGCCATATTAGTATAAGCCGCCGTACTATCTGTGTATTGAAAACGATTAATATTTGACGCCAAAAATATTGTATTTGCATCAGCCGTTAATGGTGTTGTTGGAGTACTGGAAATTGTCCTATTTGTATTTGATAACCTAAGATTAGATATGTACCCATTAAAAAAGTTTACTGAACTTCTATCCGCTCCGACCAACATATTGCTTGTTTGGCTAAAGTTTGTTGCCGATGTTCCTGTGGCATCAGATGTAGCATTTAAATATACTGTTGTTTGGCTTGCACCTGTTCCAGCTCTAACTACTGCAACGTAATACCAAGTGTTTGCAGCTAAAGAAGTTGCTCCTGTAATACTTGTACTAGTATCAGTAAATACTAATTTATCTGCCGCACTTATTTGGAATACCCATCCAGTAGGTGTAGCTGCTCCCTTACTAGCGATAGTTTGAACAGCACCAGCAGCGTTTCTATAAACCCATGCCTCAATAGTAAAGTTACCAGAACCAAAACGAAGCCCAGCCGTATCTGTAACAGTTAAATAATCAGTGCTACCGTTAAAATAATTACTCCATCCAGTTTGGCTAAACGGAGTAAATGTTCCTTGTGTACTATTACCATTGCGAGTAACAGTATAGTTATTACTTGAGCTATCCAAAAATGTATTATTCTGTGCTCCATTAGTAGTTAATGTACTTAAAAGCAATGTAACACGATTAAAAAATGAATCAGTAGCTTTGTAAGCAGCTATTAACGCTTGAATAATACCGCTCATTATGTCAACCCATTACCTGAAATGATCCATGTGGTAGAAGTCATCTTTACCGCAGTAGCCATACCGTACTGAGCCAATGACCTGCTACCAGTTGTTCCAGTTCCAGCCAAATACATTGTGTCACTAGTAATGGCAATCGTTACCACTTGGCTAGTCATGTTAATAAAAGTCAATGCTGTTCCTAATGCGTATGCCACATTAGCATTTGAATCAATAGTAAATGTTCTAGCATTAGCATCAGTTGATGGGTGGAATATAACCTTACCTGAGTCAGCTAAGACAGTCGTATAAGCAGCAGACTTACTAGCAATAGGAATATTTCTAAATCCAACTGAATCAGTACCATCTACCGTACAGCCAGATAAAGTTCCTGATGTCGGAGTACCTAAAACTGGTGTCACTAATGTAGGAGAAGTAGCAAATACTAACGCTCCTGAACCAGTTTCATCAGTAACTACGGTAGCTAAGTTGGCTGCTGTTGGAGTAGCCAAGAATGTAGCAACACCTGTACCTAAACCACTAACACCAGTTGAAATTGGTAGTCCTGTAGCATTTGTCAACGTGCCAGAACTAGGCGTACCTAAAGCACCACTTGGAGCCACATAATCTGTACCTGCTGTGGCAGCCGTAAATGCACTAGTTCCATTTCCTTTTAATACACCTGTCAATGTAGTAGCACCTGATCCACCAGAAGCAACAGGAAGCGTAACATTTATATTCGTACCAGCAGAATCAAGATAAACTGATTTTGACGATGGATACGTTAAAAATACTGTTACCGTACCTGAGAAAGTTACAGCAGAACCAGAGTTACTAGATGAAAGAATAGTCGTGCGAGTTAATGTAGGACCAGTAGTAGAGTATGTTCCTAAACCAGTTTCCCAATTATTAGATACATCCGTAGCTGCATAATAGGTAGTGTTAGTATTTCCAACAGCCGAAAATGACTGGAATCCTGCAACAGCACCAGAAAGAGTGAAGCTAACAGTAGTATTAGCTGTGCCTGTTTCTTTTACGCGATCCTTTAATACTAAAGCCATTATTGCCTCACCCAATTATCAGAACTATTAGCAACAACAGTCCATGAATTATCATTCACAGATTGTGTTACCCAAGTACTGCCCTCTTGAGCAGTATCAATCCATTCTTCACCTATTATTTTTCCGTCAGCACTTACAGAAATTAATGAATTTATACTTCCAAATGCGCTAAATGTGGCATTACCTGAGCAACTTACATCTGCTAATACATCTATGGAAGCAAAACCTTCATAACTAACACCACCTAAAGCTATAACAGTTGCTGTTGCGCTAATGTCTGCTAAACCTAATAGAACATAACTACCACTAGCTGATACTGATGCACTTCCATTAATATCTGCTGAACTTAATTGAACATAATTACCAATGGCTGAAACAGTAGCAGTTGCGTTAATGCTGGCAGAAGCGTCTACAAAATTACTTGCTACATCGTTAAGTGTGGCAAACGGACTTTCAGAAAAAGCACTTATGCCAAACATTATTTATTCCTAAGCAAGCGTTACGCTAAGACTACCTACAGCAACTCTAAAAATATCGCCAGTAGAAATAGCTTTAGACGTATCTAATGGGGTGTGATAAAGAAGATTACCACTAGTTAAAGCATCACGAATGCCAACATGAGTAACAGTACCCCATGTTAATGTACATTGTGGATATTCAATAGCAGAACTATTTGTAGATACTCCGTTACTAGGAGCACCCATCGTAATAGACTGACGAGCATACGCTCCACCAGTTACCTCTGTGCCTGTATCAGCGTCAGTAGGATCAGACGTATATAACGCTAAATAAGTAGTAGTCGGTGCGGTATAAGTCGTACCACGCAGAGTTCCGTTAATTAACGCATTTTCTAAATAGTTCGACATTTCTGCCATGATTTACCTCACTGACATTGATATAGGTTGACCACCATACTCACTACTTTGGTCAGCCACATTGATTGTTGAAATAGCACGATCATATAAAGCAGCCCATACCTGCAATCTTGCGTCATTCATTAGATATGGTTCAGCCTCTCCCAATGCTGCATATAGCAAAGCATCAGGATAGTTAGCTAAAAATACATTCGATGAATTAGTAACACTTAATACCGGAGGCTTGTAGTAGTACAGCATTTGCACACTATAAGCAGTATCAGGAATAGGCGCGAATTGAATCTCTGAAGATAGAACCGTATAGTTCAATGGCTTGCCGGAATCAGTCGTTCTAGCTATTGCAAAAAAAGCATTAGGAGATAGATACGTTACTGGACTAGCAGGAGTAGTGCGTAAATGTACGTCACGCATCTCTATGAAGTCAGTAGGAAGCCCAATCGTCTCTGCACCTGCTACGGTATCAGCACGAGCCACAACGAGCATCTTGCGCGTTCTAAGCTCTCTAGCTAGCCTTGCCTCAGCTAGAGCGATAAAGTCCACAATCTGAGTCGTTAAATCACTACGAGCCAGATAATTTGCTATTGTTGCCTGTAAATCGCTGTAGCTCGTAAATGCCATAACTATTTCCCTGAGTTGTGTCTTTCAACAGCACCATCTTCTACATCTTCCCATCGGTACTCATACGTTCCAATGTGACCAATATGCTTAGACAGACTGTGAT